TGATCCATGCTGACAGACGGCTGCGCGCATCCGGCTTCGCCAACGATTTTGGCTGGAACACCGGCCACGGTCTTGCACGGAGGAATATCCTGCAACACGACAGATCCTGCCGCAATTCTTGTACAATATCCGACGCTGATGTTGCCAAGCACCTTGGCACCGGCACCGATAAGAACACCGTTTTCGATCTTGGGATGCCGATCGTCATCCTCTTTTCCCGTCCCCCCCAACGTCACGGAATGCAGCATGGAAACATTGTCGCCGACAACCGCTGTTTCTCCGATCACGATGGAATGGGCGTGGTCGATCATGATCCCCTGCCCAATCCGGGCACCGGGATGAATATCGATTCCATAGACCTCGCTGACACGCATTTGGATGAAATAGGCCAACTCCTCGCGCCCGTGCGTCCATAGCCAATGGGCCACGCGATAGGACTGAATCCCTTGAAATCCTTTGAAAAACAGCAATGGCTGTATGAACCGATGGCAAGCAGGATCACGTTCAAAAACCGCCACGATATCGGCTCGCGCTGCCTGGCCCAGGGATGGATCACTCCGATAGGCCTCATCAACGATTTCCCGCAAGATCTGATCCGTCATCTCGCCCGAGGCAAGTTTCAGGGCCATGCGATATGCAAGGGATCTTTCCAATGTTTTGTGATGCAAAATACCCGAATGCACCAAGCCGCCAAGGATTGGTTCCTTTTCGACGATCTCATGCGCCTCGGTTTTAATCCGATCCCAAACCGGGTCGAATCCCGCGACATTCTGCTGTGTCTGACCCATAGCTCTTCCCCATTGGTTTCGACCTTTTTACACCAAATAGGAAGGAGATGCAGCGAGAAAAACCGCCGCGCGTCAGAATTCCGGGCAAAATCATCAACATTTCGCGGGGGGGTTCCCACGCTGCGCCCGTCATTTCACGAACGACTCTGAGCGCTGTCAGGATTTCTTGTGAGCCAGCACAACAGCTCGTCAAAAACCATGGCCAGGCATCCACAATAGCAGACATCGTCCAGGGCCGGCTCGCGGTGTCGCAGGGAACCGGGAATGACCGCCCCGATGGACCCGTCACCAAACAATGGATGGGGTGCCGAGGTCCGTCGAAAATACCCATGGGCAAAATCTGCGCGTTCCAGGGTCCGGCGAACATATCTGCGGCGCGCGGCCTCGGGCATGCCAAGCGCCGCGCGGGCAAGCCCGATCACGTCTTCATGCAAAACCCGACGCATCAGCTGCCGCGCGGGTATTTCAGGGCAACCGTATGGATTGCAAAGCGCACCGAGCCGCTTGAAAAACTTCCGCCAACCGCTGTCATCAGCAACGGCGTATCCGACCAATAGGTCAAGGGTGCGCTTGTCAAACCCCGGATCCAACTCCCGGCGCTGAGCCCCAAAGAAGATCCATAGCGGTTCGTGGACCCAGAAACGCCCAATTCCCAGGATGTGGCCCCGCTTGCGTCAAGGCCGCTCAGAACCTGGCCGGAAATACCGATCACCTGTTCGCCAGCCGGAATGACGCCGGTTGTTTGCGACGTCGCTCCTGCCGCAACAACATGATCAAATTCAATCACCCGAAACTGTGTCGCGGCACCGTTTGGCGAAATCGCCACGGCATCGTCTTGCCAGGCGACGCCATCAAAAACCGCAAACCGGGCCTCGTCCACGACCCAGGCGCGCCATCCCGCGGCAGGGGGGGGAGAACATCCAGCCCCCGTTGGCGCCAATGGCAATCTGACCGGTTTTACCACTCCAGGCGTTGACCGCGCCACCGCCGACGACATAGGCCTCACCGTCAGTGACCACACCCGGAGGCGTGGTCGCGGCCAGGCTTTGAACCCGCAGACAGGCCAACGCATCCAGCATGGCCAAAGCCTCGTTGACCGTGACATGTTTTTGGGCTTGGGCCGCTTGAAGCAACGGCAATCCCAACTGGTTCGTATTACTCATCGACTAAAACCTTTCTGAAAAGCCCGGCGCCAAACCGGTCTGAAATCTGTGCAACTTCAATGTTGAACGCCCCGGTGATCCCGTCGCTCGCCCGGGTTGCAGCCGAATAAAGGAACGCCGGACCAAAGGTATCGGTTTCACGCACCAAAGCGCCACCGGCGTCCCGAATGCGCAGCCGATACTGCTCGGCCACCTCACCCAAAGGAACTTCAATCCCTTCCCAACTGTCGCCGTCGATCCGGGTTCGACGGATCCAATGAATGGCGTAATCGCCGTTTGATTGCAGGTCGGCCCGAATATGACTGGGCGCATAGGGACGCAAGCCAACCCCGGAAAACGCCCTGACCTCATGAAGATAGGATGCATCGCTATAGGGACGACCGGCCGGCCCAACCCGATAATGCCGCGCCAAGCCCCGCGCAGATTGCGAAAGCGTGATCTGTTCCGGGACGGCATTCAAAACGACAACGTAACTTCCCACGGGCCAGAAGTCTGGCATCAACCCATCGGTTCCAGCCTGCCCCCGAAGCCTCGTCGAAAGGTCGTATGTATTCTCACCTACCAAAGTCGCATCGGCGAATTGGAATATTTCCCAGTCGTCATCCTGCCCGGATCCGATGGCAACAATATTTGCCCCATTCAGGACAGCATTCTTGTCCGCCGATTGAACCGCTCCCGATCCAAATTGCACCCGAACAGGGGGGCCATTGTCCCAAACACTCGTGTCTGCCGCAGGCAAAGCCGTTTGGGTCACCCCGATTGTCGCGCTCCGCTCAACCAAAGTGTTCAGCGAATAATCGTCATCACTCGGCGACGAATAAAGCGCCGCCGATCCCGGCCAGGGGGTCGCAGCCACGGCAATATGCGGCGCAATCGGATTTTCATCACCCGAGATCAACGGCAAATCCAGAAACAGCGGAAACACCGGAACAGGCGGGACAAATGCCGCAAGGCTGTCACCCTCATCATTGACGCCTTCCAGGGGGCGGTACACTTGTCTGTCCACCCGAACGGCATCGACCCGACGTTCGCCCTGTTCTTCGATTTTTTCAACCCGAACCAGCCCTCCGCCAAGCGACGCTGGCAGGTCCAGAACATCGCCGACACCGATCCCGGCGATTGAAGGCGGCAATGCAAAACTGATGCTATCGCGGGAAACACGTGACTCCGCCAACCATCGCTGCGCAATTGCCGAGGCTTCGCTGCCAGACAGAACGATTGGCACCTCCGTCGTTGCCACACTCAATGGCGTGTCATCCGGGAAAACAGCTTCTGCCTGATCCGCCTCATACGACCCGTCGCTGCGGATGAACTGCAATCGGATTTCTCCGGCCAACTCGGCCTCTGGCTGACGCGTGACCACGGCCTCGCTCAGGTTTTCGCCAGTCCAGACCAAGGCATCCTTTGGCACCGCCCCGTCCGAGACGCCTGCGCGCTTTCGAAAATGCACGACCCCATCTTCTTCGGCCGCATCAATGCCATATGTCAGCAGCAAAGGCTGCAGTTTGGCGCGCGCAGTATCAACATCCGCCGTCAAATATCCGCGAACCGCCCCGTAGCACTGGTTGAACGCCAGCGCAGCAACACCGCTTTCACCGCAGATTTCCGCGATAATATCCGACAGCGCTTGCGCGCCGATGCGCCCGTTCAGCCAATGCCCGCGCGCATAGTTCTCGCCATCGCTCCAGACCGCCTGATTGGCAGGAAACTCCGGCCATGGGCGGGTGTCCCAAGCCCAAACATAGGCATGCGCCATGTCCAGCATCGCCCCTCCGTAAACCTCGGAAACCGGGTTGTTGGCGGGATCGGTCCAATACTCATGCATCGCGCGCAAATATTGAAATTGAATAAAATCATCACGATGGCCGTTTGAATAATACGGCAATTGGCTTTCAGAGGATTTGGCATCCAGAAAAACATTCGGCTGGTTGGTCGCCTTGTCAATGGCCGCACAGCCAAGCTCGGTGAATCGGATCGGTTTGCTCTTCGGGGAAAAGGACGTGGGGTTTTCACTGCGGACCCCTCCAATTCGGTTGTGATGCAATTCAGACCACCAGTTGCGAATATCCTTGTACCGCCAGACCCAATCTTCGCCATATGCGCCATCGGTGAAATCACTGCGGAACTGATAATCCCGCTCCGTTGGCGATGGATAATACCAATCATACCCCTCACCGCCTTCGATATTCGATTTCAGATAGTCAAGCGCATAGATCGACCGCCAGCCCTCATCCGCATGACCCGGCTCGTCGCGCCAATCCGACAAGGGCATGTAATTGTCGATTCCGATGAAATCGATATTGGCGTCTGCCCACAGCGCGTCCAGGTGAAAGTATACGTCGCCCGAGCCATCCTGCGGGTGATACCCAAAATACTCCGACCAATCCGCAGCATAGCTGATTTTAGTATTTGGCCCAAGGATCTGACGGACATCCGCGGCCAGTTGAACAAGGGCATCAACAACCGGAAAACTGTTGCCCGCACCGCGAATTTGCGTCAGCGCACGCAGTTCCGAGCCGATACAAAAGCTCTCGACACCGCCTGCAACCGCACACAGATGGGCATAATGCAATACGAACCGCCGATAGGACCATTCAGCTGGGCCAGCATAGGCGACCCCGTCGCCCGTTTGTGTGAAATCCGACACTTGCGCCGCGCCGAAAAACGCCGAAACCTCAGCCTCAGCCGCCGCTGTCCCGTCTGTGGATCCGGCCTGTCCGGGCGCCATATCCGTGGTAATCCGTCCACGCCAGGGAACGACGGGTTGATCCGAAGCCCCGGACCAGGGGTCGGTCAATCCGTTTTCCGTCTGGATGTCCATCATCACGAAGGGGTAAAACATTACCTCCTGACCACCGGCGTTCAATTCCTCAATCGCCTCGATCACAGACGCATCCGCCGGGGTTCCGCCAAAGATCGGGCGACCGTCCTTGTCGCTGACAACTGCCGCGCCAGAACGCGTGCGGCCCGACACCGTCCACGGCATCCCGACACCGTCACTCTCGGCCTGCTCCACCTTCGGCTGTACCGTACACTGACCGGCACGCAGATCGTCGCCAAACCAGGTGACCACCAGAGATGCTGCGCGGATGCCCGAAACATCTTCGCGCAATCGCTGCATCGACGCCGTGAAATCGGTCTGACCGCTCGGGGAATTGACATTGGCGGACCGGTTCTGACCCGGTCCATCGGAATAATGCACAGGTGTGGTCGCCAAAGCGTATTCGCCTGACCCCGGGATCAGTGCGACACCCGAAATCAACGCCGCCGGATCACTCGACCCTGCGCCGGTCTGGGCCCGACGATAGATCTCGAAACTGAATTGCGGCACCCGGTTGCCAAAGGGTTCGAGATCCAGATCTTCAAACACCACATAGGCTGTTCCGCGAAAGGCGGGCGTGGTGCCTGCGCCTTCTACGGCCTCAATCTTCGGATCCGGAAGCTGTGTGTCGTCACCAGGATAGAACCTCAGCTGGAATTGATCGCGCGACACCTCAACCCCATCCGCCCAGATCCGCCCAAGCGAGGTTACTTCGCCTTCGCCAAGCGCCAGCGCCAAGGACACGGAATAGCCATAGCGCGATGTTTTTGGGGTTCCGCTGCCACCTTTTCCCGAGCCGCCGCTTTCATGGATCTCTTCGCGAAAGCGCGAGGCCCAGATGACCTGCCCGCCGACCCGAACCCGCCCGAATACTTTTGGCACGGTCGCGCCTTCGGTCGCGCCCGTTAGCCGAAACCGGTCTATCTTGCCCGTCGGCACGGCTGCCGAGCCCGACCCCAGCACTTGCTGGTCGATATACCGTCCAATCGTCGCGCCAACCGCACGTCCCAGCACCGCTGAAGACAGTCCGAAGACCGAGCCGCCAACAGCGCCGTCGATACTGGCACCGACCGCAGATAAAACCAAAGTGGCCATCAATCTCTCCTTGAGGGAAACTCAAATCGCGCCACGATCCGGCGCTGCCAAGGCCGCGACAGAGCATTTTCAATGACGCCGTGGCGGCTATAGGCATGTATGAAACCAGGGGCAGACCCTATGCGGCTGACAATCCCCAGATGTTTTGCAACCGTTCCCGATCGCATACGAAACAAAATGACGTCACCAAGCGCTGCTTCGGCCACAGGTTTCGCCATCAAATGAACGTCGGCCGCGCGCCAGAGCGCCTCATCACCACCGGGTTCTGACCAATCCCGCGAATAGCTCGGAATTTTGACTGGTTCCGCGCCGACGACGTCACGCCAGACACCGCGCAACAGCCCCAGACAATCCGTACCAGCACCAATGGCCGAAGCCTGATGGACATACGGGGTACCGATCCATTTGCGCGCGGCCTCGACCACATCCGCCCGACTCATCCCAGGGAACCGCCATCATTGACGCCGCCGGAAACGGGATATGACATCAGCCAATTTTCGCCAGGCATATGCGGAAATCCTCGAAAATTCAGAAGGTTGTGAAACTTCAGCCGACAGGTCGACGAAGATTTGTCGCAACCTGCCTCAAGGCGGATCAGATCACCTTCGGCCACGGCGACCGGCAAAGCCTGCCACAGATCAAGCACCCGGCCAGTCGCGGTTGTGCGATCCGATTGGATCAAACCAAACAGCCCGGCCGCGCTGCCGCTCAGGATCCGCATGGTCCCGTGCCGAAACCAGCTCTCGGCATAGCCTCCCAGCCCGTCCAGAAGGAACCGGCTTGTTTCCGCCTCACCCTGCCACGTCAATTCGATGGCATATCCCGGATCGTTCAGATCCACACCGCAATGTGCATCGCCCAACACGGCGGCACAGTGTCGGTGAAAGGCCCTGCCCCGTGGTTGGTTCAAGGCTTCGGCCAAGCCGCGCAATTCGGCCTCAAAAACGCCGCCAGAGCGCCGAATCTCACCAATCGTCCCTTGAAACCGAAGAATCCGTTGATCGACATCGGACCAGTTCACCGTCCAGGCTCTCACCTTTGCTCCGTCAAGCCTGCCACTTTGAATATCCGCCTCGGTCAGGCTGAGATCGCTCAAGGCCCCGACTGCCTGGGCATTGTCAACGCTCAGCCCACTGCTCGAATGCAAAACCGACCCGTCCAGCCCGCTTGATGCCTTGAAAGTGATCCCGTCAAATTTCAGGTCCCGGTCGTGATCCGTGAACCCCATCACAACGCCATCGCGCCGTTCCAATGCCCAACATCTGGCGACTTTCGTCGCACCGCTGGCCAGATGGGTGGCCATCCCCACGTCAATCTGGCGCATCAGACACGCACCTCGACCACGGGAACGGTTGGAATATCACCGGCGGCAAAATTGCGCACGGACATTTCCAGACGATCCGTATCGAACCGTACCGGCACGTCGAATTCAAAGCCGGCGGTCACTTCGGCACCAATTTCCGGCGCGTCGACGAGCGTGATCAACCCGGTATCAGCGGCAACCATGAAATGAACGTTTTCGGTCAAGATATCTGCGGCAACAGCGACCGACACCGTACCGGCAACGGCCTTTTTGATCGCGCGGCGGTATTCAACTGCGCCAGACCGATATCCTTTCGACAGTTGAAACACCTTGGTTTCACCGTCACCTGACCCGATCACCTGATCCTCAGGACCTGGCGTGGCCGAGGGCAGGCAGGATTTGTAATCGGTCCAGTCTTTCCAGCGAAAGCCGAAAAGCTGGCCGTGGCGTGCCTCGAAAAAGGAGACAAGCGTATCAATATCGTCCAGCGACCGCATCCCGACCCCGGCGTCATACCGTCGCCGGGAATCCGCCCAGGGGCTGTTGCGTTCCTCGAACCCGTTGGCCAACGTGACAATCTCGGTCCGCCGCTCAGGACCACCAACCGAGCCGAAGCTCAGGCTGGCGGGAAACCGTTCCTCGTGGAAATTCATGATATACCCCCTCAATTAGACCGGCTGGCCCGGGCAATGGCGCGCCCCATCTGAGCCGCAATCTGGCTTCGTGACCGGCGAAACCCTTCGGCATCGGGGGTCGAAATCGTCATATTGACCATGACCGGCCGCCCCGTCCCCGCTGCCTGGACCCCAAGGCGCCCATCGGCACCACGCGCCAGCGGCATGATCGCCTCGGGTCCCGCTTCGCCCATCAGCCCCATGCCCCCGCGCATTGGGAAATTTGTGGCCTGACTAACCACTCCGCCCCGCGCAAAGGCCGTTACCCGTCCCTGGCTGAAGGCCGCACCGTTCTGAAATGGCATAAGATTGCCAACCAGCGTTTCCACGCCGCCCGCAATCATTTGCCCAAAATGGTTCTGAACCGGCATGAGGGCCCGTGTCAGAGCCGCGTCAGCGATGCTTTTGGCCAGACCGTGCATCACCTGCGTAAGGTTCTTGCCATCAAATGCCAGCCCGTCAAACGCGCGCCGCAAACCCCAGCCGATGGACCGGGACAAACCGTTCACATATGTACTCGACTCTGCCAGATTGACCCGCATCGCCTCCAGTTCGGCCCGAAAAACAGCCGACACGTTTCGCGTTGCATCCACAGCCAGCTCCAGATCATCGACCTGAGCGTCCAGCGACTGAAAACTATCGTTAATATCTGCCATTCACCCTTCTCCGTCCGGCCGGTCCGGAAACCGATCCAACAACTCCGCCAATCCTGACCGTGACAATGTTTGCGCACCGCCCTGTTCCAGCCCCAGCATCACCAGGAACTCCACCGGGGTCAGGGCCCAAAACTCATCCGGCTTCAACTGCAAGCCATGAAGCCCGGCCCGCAGCATCGATGGCCAATCAAACCCCGCCATCATCCACCGCGAAGGACACCGCCAAAAGCCGGGCCGCAATGCGGACCGCGCCCACGGGACCACCCTGTATTTCTGCTGATTTCAGATCCGGCAGATCACCCTGCCAGCCGCCTCCCCGAAGGCCAGCGGCCAAAAGGGCCAGCAGTTCCCTTGTCGTGAAATCGCCCTCCTCGAACCGTTCAACCAGGCTCAGGATCGACTTTTCCTCCAACTCTTCTTCCAGCTCCGCCAGGGCCCCAAGGGTCAGGCGCAGGATATTCGCCTGGCCGTCCAGAACCAGCGTCACCTCTCCTCGATAAGGGTTCGCCATCAGATCGCTGTGAAGGTCAGGGCGCCAGCCGAAGCCATGGTCAGTTCATAACTGGCCTCGCCGTCATGACTGCCAGCATATTCGATCGACGTGATCTGAAACGCGCCTTCGACCACGCCGAAATCCGGAATAATCACCTGAAATTCCGGCACTTCGCCGTCGAAAAAGATCTGACGGGCACGTTCGTCGGTTGTCTCGTCGCGAAACACGCCCGAGCCCGAGATTGAAGCTGAACGCACGCCAGCCCCACCCAAAAGCTCGCGCCAGCCGCCCGTGGAATCAAGCGTGGTGACATCGACCGGCTCGGCGTTGAATGTGATACGCGTGGCCCGCAAGCCGGCAATCGTGGTGAAAGCCCCGGACCCCGTGAGGTCGAGCTTGATGAGCAAATCTTTGCCTTTCTGGGCAACCATGATCTTTCCTCTTCAAAAAAATACGGGCGAGGCCCGAAATTAACCCAATGAAATCAAACGTCTTCGACATAGGCCCGAAAGACGAGGTCCACACGCCGCCCATTTGGCGGCACACCCCGACGGGCCCGTGCCTTCAGAAAGCGAAGCGACGACAACTGGCCGCGCCCAAGGCTGAGCGCCGCGTCGGTAAGAACGTCCGAAACCGAAACGGCGACCGCTTTACCGGCGGAAAATCCTGCTGCGCTGGAAAACACCGATACGTAAATCTCGTGCACTGCCCCATCGACGGACATGTCGCCTTTCGGCTTCACCACTTCTTCGCCCAACAGGATATAGGTTTCGGGCAATGTGCCCGAAGGTGGCGCATCATAAATGTTGCTTCCGATCAGACCGGACAAAGTGACATCGGCCGATAAGGCCGCAAATACGGCGGTTTGCAATGCCTGAGAAATGGCATAGCTCATGTTGCGACCTCCTCTTGGACAAAACATTCAAGGTAACGGCCCCGCTGGTCGTTATCTGAAACCGCTTCAATGGCGAAGACGCGCGCGCCTTCGATGAACCGCTGCCCGGGAACGGGTCGGCGGCTGTCGCCGACCGGCGCAGCACGGACAAAAACGCGATAGGCCATGGCCGATACAGCCGTTCCTGCAATCCCCCGCTCGCGACCGCTGCGCGACCGAAATTCCGCCCAAACTGTGCCAAGTGGGGTCCAGGTTTCAGAATATCCACCGGCCCCGTCGGCCACGCGAACCGGTTTTTCCAGGACCAGTTTGCGGGTCAGATTGCGGGCCGTCATGCTCCTCCCCCCAGGATGCGGACTTTGCGATAGGTCTCAATCAGAGCCATCACGCCAAAGGGGATCAACCCGTCACGATCGCTCGTCGCGTGACGGTTCTCATAATAATGCGCCGCCAGAAGAAACACGGCCTGTGCCAGATCCACGGGCATGTCCGACCAGGCAGGCCCATAGCCAGCCTGAAAGTCGATCTCGACACCGCCCGCCGATGCAATCGACGGAAAGGCGCCGACCGCACTCACCAGACGCGGACGTTGGGAATCCTTGACCAGATAATAGCTGTCAGGATCAACAACCTGGCTCGTGCCAGCGGCGTCGACCAAACGGATCTCGGTGATCGCCGAAACAGGTGCCACCGGCAGGACCTGCTGGTCCGGGCGATGCCACTGCGTCAATTGCCAGGAATATTCCCGCGTAATCATCGCTTTGCCAATCCGCGTTTCAATCGCGGAAATGCCGGCCCGCAAATAGGCCTCAAGGATCGCAGTTTCATCACCATCCTCGGCAAAGCCCGTCCCCAAATGCAAATGGTTCGCGAATTCAGCAATCGGCAATACCGCCGTCGAAATCGAACCAAGTTCCACCAAAACCATATCTTTCCTCCGAAAACCCAATCCCCCAAACGGGATCACGCGCGCGCCCCCGCGTCACTCGGACGGAGGGGGAGCAGCTAGATGACGCGAGTAAAAAAACGCGCGCGTGAAACGGCGCCCAACCCTTGGACTGGACGCCATCTCGTCAGCCAGGGGGCCTTAGCCC